TATCATTGAGTGGGACAAAGGCGAAAAAGTGGATTTAGATCTTGCAGATGAAGATTGTGAAAACTGCACAGGTAGCGGCATATATGGATATCTCGACGGAGAGCGCTTAATTTGTCGGTGTGCAATGCTTGCACAAGCTAAAAAAGACCTTAGTATTGACAAAATGATCGTTGCAGATTAAGATCTTATTATGACAGCACCAAAAGACGATCGCGCGCAATGTCAAGCAATTGCATTGACAACACATAAACAATGTAAACGACTAGCAAAAATTGAGGGCAAATGGTGTAGTGATCATGTAGGTCACGCATCACAAGAGACTCAAGATAAACGACTAGAAAAAGTTCGTAATTATTATTACAAAGAAAATCCAACGATTGATTGGAGACAAGTAGATCTCTTGTGTCAGATGCATGCAACACAAGAAGAAATATGCGCTTTTATTCAATGCCATCCTGACACAATCAATAGTCATTGCAAAAAAGAATATGGGATCACCTTCTCTGAGTATTCAAAAGAAAGAACCAAGGTGGGTAAGACTAAACTCAGACAGATGGCTATGAAGTCAGCTAGCAAGGGGTCCACAGCAATGCAAATTTTCTTACTCAAGAACCAAGTGGGTTACGCGGACAAGGTTGAATCTAAGGCCGAGGTAACAGCCTCTCAGAAGGTGTCAATTTACATTCCAGATAACGAGCGCGATAAATGAAAATAGAAGATTTAAAACCAGCTAGCTACAATCCGCGTAAGATAAGTACTAAGGCGCAAGAGGGCCTTAGATCAAGCTTAGCGAAGTACGGAGACCTAAGCGGTATAGTTTATAACGAGCGCACTGGCAACCTGATCGGAGGCCACCAAAGGCTTGAACAGTTACAGGCTTTAGGGGCTACGTTTACGGACGGTGTATTGAGTATAACGCACAGAGGCGATAAACACGGCTTTTCCGTGCGTGCTGTTGATTGGACAGAAGCAAAAGAAAAGGGTGCTAACATCGCGGCCAATAATACGGCTATAGCTGGCGAGTGGACTGGCGGGCTAGAAGATCTCTTAGGTGAAGTGTTAGCCGATTTAGGTGATGATGAATTCGAAGAATTGGGTTTTGATGATTTAGCAGATATACTCGATATAGACCTAGATGGTGATAGTGAGGATAAAGAAGAGCCTGATACACCGCCGTTACCCGAGGAGCCATTGGCTAAAGATGGTGACATATGGATATTAGGAGAGCATAGGATCGTTTGTGGTGATGCCATGGACAAGGCCACCGTGGAAAAGGCTTTAGATGGGGCTATCCCTGACATGGTGTTTACTGACCCGCCTTATAATGTCGGATCTTTGATGGGGTCGGGAGGACAGATAAGGAAATCACGAAAAGACCTTGCTGATGCGGATTGGGATCAAGATTTCGATTCAGACAAATGGGCTAATGAGATATTGCCTTTGATAATGCCTGAAAACGGAACGGCATATGTTTGCGCTAGTTATTTAACTGTCGCATCATATTGGAGGTGGAGCAATGAGAACTGTGATAGAACCAGTTCTATCACATGGTGCAAAACGGACCCGTTGCCATCAATGCATAAGCGACACTGGACTTGGTCAACAGAGATCATAGCCTATATCACTAGGGGTAAACATACATTTAATTTTCCAAAGCAGGGACATGCCCTGTCTTATTGGTTAGCTCCAAGTCCCAGTAAAAACGAATATCACCCAACTCAGAAGCCAATTGAAATACCTACACGAGCAATCGTACATAGTAGCAACAAAGGCGATATGGTTTTCGATAGCTTCTTGGGTTCAGGGTCTACTTTACTAGCTTGCGAGAACGAGGGAAGGCGTTGCCACGGGGTCGAAATGAATCCTGCTTATATTGATATTATTGTGCAACGTTGGGAAGAGCTGACGGGACAAGAGGCGCGTAGACTGTGAATATAAGGCCTCAAAAGGGTGCACAAGAAGCGTTCTTATCTTCATCGGCGGATATCGTTGTATATGGCGGATCTGCTGGATCTGGGAAAACGTTCTCTCTTGCGCTGGAACCATTGAGACACATTCATAATCCAAAGTTTGCGGCGGTTTTATTTCGCAGAACATCACCACAATTAACAGGTGGTGGATCTGTGTGGGAAGAAACGCAATTAATATATCCACATCTCGATGGAGAATCAAAAGAACATAAACTTGAATGGCATTTTCAAAGCGGATCTACCATCGAGTTCAGGCACCTGCAATACGACAAGGACAAATTGGCACATCAGGGAAAACAATACGCGCTAATTATGTTTGATGAACTGACACATTTTCTAGAATCTCAGTTTTGGTATATGCTTTCAAGAAATAGGTCTACATCAGGGATAAGGCCATACATAAGGGCTACAACCAATCCCGATCCCGATTCGTTTGTTCGTCGTTTGATCGATTGGTGGATAGGTAAAGATGGATATCCAATCCAAGAGCGTTCAGGCATTAAGCGTTATTTTATACGTAATAACGGCGAAATAGTTTGGGGAGCGTCCAGAGAGGCTTTAGAATGCATATATCCAGAGCAACAGCCATTATCATTTACATTTATAGCAGCTAAACTAGAAGACAATCCAGCATTGACCAACAAAGACCCATCCTACAAGGGCAAATTAATGGCATTGCCATTAGTTGAACGAGAGCAATTATTAGGCGGTAATTGGGATGTTAGAGCAGCAGCAGGGTTATACTTTAGACGTTCATATTTTCCCGTTGTTGAAGCTGCACCGACACGAGTAAAGACCCGTGTCAGGGCGTGGGACCTAGCAGCGACCAAGCCAAGCGCGGAGAACCCTGATCCAGACGCCTCGGCGGGCGTGTTATTTTCAATAGATTATAATAACGAAATATACATTGAACACGTGGAGTGCTTTAAAGATAGTCCAAGTAAAGTTGAGCAAGCCATTGTTAATACGGCGCGCTTAGATGGGGCTAATACCAAGGTCGTACTATGGCAGGACCCAGGGGGTGCGGGTAAAGCATGGGTCGATTCTTTGGTTTCTATGTTGTCAGGATTTGTGGTTAAAGTTCATAAAGCAAGTAAAAATAAGATTGAATACGCGAACCCTGTAAGTAGTCAAGCGGAGCGGGGTAATATAAATATAGTGAATGGATCTTGGGTAACGAAGTTTATGCAAGAAGCCGAATCATTTCCAGATGGCCGACACGACGATCAAATAGATGCGTTGTCACTGGCCCATTTAGAATGCTTTGGCGTTAACACAAAAAGATGGGAAAATATGTTACTATGACAAACTTGAATATGGATGGTTGGGAAAACACCTTGACGGGCCTTGGGACTGATAGAGACAAGCGGATGTTTACTCGGTCAACGTCTCCACGGATGGCCGTTAGCGCTGGTTATTACGATGATATATTTTCAGGTGATGACATAGCGGCTACCATAGCTTCTTTACCTGCTCAAGAGATGGTAAGGCAATGGATAACCGTTGAAACTGGGGATCAAACGGACACAGGCATATTAGAATCACTAGATGATTTAGACGCTAAGAATATGGTTTACGATGCGTTGCTTTGGGCTAGGGTTCATGGTGGTTCGGTCATTATACTCGGTATAGACGATGGACAAGAGCCGCAAGAGCCATTAAACGAGGACAATATCAAATCGTTTAATTTTTTGCATGTTCTAGATCGATGGGATTTAGAAATCTACACACGAGACGAAAACCCGCTTTCGTTGAACTACGGCAAGCCATTAGTCTACCGAATTAACGAACAGTTAGTGCACGAATCACGCATGCTTAGGTTTGACGGCGCTAAAACGCCACGAAGACGTATAAGGGATAATGGAGGCTGGTCTGACAGCGTTTACACTGCTACTGAACAAGTATTGCAGGATTATAGCATGGCATGGGGCGGTGTAGCACACTTATTACAAGACTTTGCACAAGCAACGTTTAAAATTAAACACCTAGCCGAAATGCTACTTGCGGACACTAACGAAGGGACAAGCAAGGTTTTGCAACGTCTCCAGCTCTTAGATATGGCTCGTAGCGTGGCAAGGGCGGTTCCATTAGATGCAGATTCAGAAGATTTCACGCGTCAAAGTACACCCGTTGCTGGACTGCCTGATTTATTGGACCGCTTCGCATTGCGGTTATCCGCTGCAAGTAGAATTCCAGTTAGTTTATTATTAGGCCAATCGCCAGCAGGATTACAAGCCACTGGCGACGCTGACATTAGGTTTTTCTACGACCAGATCAAGAGCCAGCAAGAAACTAAATTGCGTCCACAACTTGAACGCTTAATAACACTGTTATTCAAATCACATGGTAAAGAGCCAGCAAAATGGACTATGACATTCAATCCACTATGGCAATTAACTGATAAAGAA